TGGGTTATATGAACATAAATTTGAATACACGCAATATGATTTGAATGCAGAAGTTGGAACATTATACTTACTCCCATCTCATGTACTACATTTTGTAACTCCAAATCGCACTAATTCTGAAAGAGTATCTATTGCTTTTAATTTATCGAGTGAACAATTCGCTTAAGCATAAATAACTAGAAGGTTTGTACTGAATATGTCAATTCTAAATGTATCTGGAATTCAATTTTCTGATTCTACATCTTTATTTTCAAAGTACGGCATTATTCCCCAAAATAGCGTTGCCGTATTTTATCAGGCAGCAGCACCGACAGGTTGGACAAAACTAACATCTCATAATGATAAAGCATTAAGAGTTGTTAGTGGAACTGGTGGAGGATTCGGTTATGGTGGTGTATCTGGAGCAGGTGGAATAAGTTTTACAACAGCATTTCCATCTTTAACAAAAAGTATTAGCGGTAGTGTAACCGCTGCTGGTACTGTTGGAGATACTACTTTAACAACACAACAGATACCATCACACTCACATGCTGCAGGATCATCTGTTACTGTAAGTCCTGGATCTCCCGGTGTTTCTGGTAGACTTGTTAATACGGCTGCTCCTAATACTGGCAATACTGGTGGTGGACAAGCACATAGTCACCCATTTACTGGATCTGCAGCACCATTTACATCTTCACTTGATTTGAGAGTTCAATATATTGATGTAATTATTTGTAGTTTTAACTGAGGGAGGATAATATCTAATGTCATTAATTAATTCAGATGGTATAATATTTGGAAATGGTACAGAATTAACTTCAAAATATGGAATTATTCCTAAAAATACAAAACAAGTATTTTATCAAGCATCTGCTCCAGTTGGATGGACTCAAGTAACTACAGATGAAACTGGATTAGTTAATATTAATAATACTGCTCTTAGAGTTATTTCTGGATTAACAGGAGGATCTACACTAGGACTTAATCCCTTTACTTCAACATTTCCTTCTAACCCAATTACTGTTGTATCGGATACTAATGTTGCTCTTGGAGGAACAGTTGGAGATACAACTTTAACTATAGATCAAATTCCTTCACATGCACATAGTGCTGGGGCATCATTTAATCAATTTACTGCTTCTGCCGGTTCAAGTCCTTTCCGTACACCTAGTAGAGTTCCTATTGCATATTCATTTAGATCTGCATATAGACAATTAGTTAACTTTAGAACATTAGTTAATGCTCAGCAACCTAGAGTTGTTCAACAACCAAATTATACAAGAGTTCCAGTTGATGTAAGAGTACCTTTAAATAATCAGCAACCAAGAAACTTTAGAAGACCTTATTCTTTTAGAAATAGAATACCTTATCAGCAACCAAATAATTTTCAACAACCAAGAAACTGGCAGAGACCAGTTGATTCTAGAAACCCATCTAGTTATAGGGCGACTGTAAATGTTCAAAGACCTCAAGTTTGGAGTGTTAGAGTACAGATAAGAAATCGTCAAGGTGGTAGAAACAATCGTGTTAATGCAGGAAGACAACCAATAGGATATTATACTAGAGTCTGGGGAACTGGTCAACAACCAAGAAACCGACAGTACCCTTTTACATTTAGAAGACCTTATTCTTTTAGAGTTACTACTCCTTTTAGAGTTAGTGCTCGTGCAAGGCAACCTGTCAATAATCAGCAACCAAACGCATATAGAAGACCATATGCTTTTAGACAACCTAGAGCATATCGTGTAGTTCAAAACTTTAGAACTGCAGTTAATCAAAGAGTTCCTTATACTAGTAGAGTTCCAAGTTCTTATAGACAAGTAGTAAGATATCCTGTAGTTAATAATGTAAGATATTCTCAAAGAACTTTAACACCGGGTGGATCAATTAGAGCAGCTGACAATTTAGGTCCAGAATCTGGATTAGAGGGTGGTGGATTATCTCATACTCATCCATTTGTATCATCTCCAGTACCACTTTCCGGTAATGTTGATTTAAGTCTTCAATACATTGATGTTATTATTTGCAAGTTAAATTAAATCTGCTATACTTATACATATAAACTGGTATCATTATGTTTAAATCAGAAGAAAATAGTAAGTGGTGTCCACTTATCAAAAAAGATTGTGTAGAGAAAAAATGTGCATGGTATATGCACATCCGTGGTATGGATCCAAATACAGGAAAAGATGTAGATCATTGGGGATGTGCTGTAAGTTGGATGCCTATGCTACTAATTGAAAATTCACAACAACAAAGATCTACTAGTTCTGCCGTTGAAAGTTTTCGCAATGAAATGGTTAAAGCAAACGAAAGCAATCAACAAATCCTAGATTCTGTTGCTAACATGTATCTAGATATTTGTGAAGCGCAAGGAGTTAATATCCAACTGATAGATCCAAACAGTCAAGATAAAACTTTACTAGATAATAAAGAAAATAATCTATTGCCACAAGATAAAAAGGAGTCTGAAGAATGAGAGTTACTGTTATTCCAACTGATAAAGTTATTGTTGTTGATGGAAATGGCATTACATTAGATGACTGGGATTTTGGTGATGACCATATTCATGCTATTCAATGGACACATGATTCTGGACACATTGAATTAAAAACAAATGATCCAAATATTCCGATCAATGATTTTTCTGAGATTCAAAAATATATTGATGCCTATATGAATACAATTCCTACAATAGAGGAAAAAATTTTAAAAGAACAAGAAGAAAAAAGATTACTTGCAGAAAAAGAAGAGCAAGAAAAACTTGCTTATGAAAAAGAATTAAAAGAAAGAGAAAAGCAAGTTCAAGATCTTTTAGAACAAAATAAAAAAATTCGTGAAGATAAGATGAAATTAGAAGAAGAACATTCTAATAATCTTATTCAAAAAAATCTTATTGAAGAACGCAATAGACTTGAATTAGATAGAATTAATTTTGAAAAACAAACAGAACTTCAAGAGTTAAAGAATGGAGAAACTCTTAAAGAAATTATGAAAAGAGATAGTGAACTCATTCAAAGATATGAGGGATTAATGTCTCAATTAGATGAGCAAAGAGATGTAATTAAAAAAGAGCAAGAATCTCATAGTAAAATTATTGAATTAAAAGAAGAGCAAATTGAAGAAGAAAGAAAAGAACTTCAAGCAAAGAGAGACATGTTTACTGAGCAAATGAATCTCGAAAGATCTAAATTAGATATGGAAAGAAGAAAAATTGAAGAAGATAAGTTAAATTATGAAAATCAATTAGATTATAGTAAAGATATGGTTGATGTTTTGAATAAAACAATTGAATTTGATACTTTGAGACTTCAAAAAGAAAAAGAAATTCAACAAGAATATATTGAACAACATTACAAAACTCTAAACTTAAAAGCTGAAGAATATAATTTGATGAATGAAAGATTACTACAATCTTTAAAAGAATTAAATCAAAGAAAAGATGTATTAGAAGTTGAAATTAAATCTACACAAAAAGGACTCAGTGAAGAAATTCAACAATCTGAAAAGATGTTATCAGCTGCTAGAGAATTAGAACTTGAATATATAAATTCACTAGAACAAAATAAATTATCATCAAAAAATGAAATTGAATCCTCCTTTGACTATGAAAATGTTAGTATAGAGGAACTTGAAAAAATTATTTCAGAGTTAGATCCAGAACAAGTTTATACTTCTTTAACTAGTGGAGAAATTAATGAAAATAATTTCCCAGTAGAAAAAGCAATTATTTGGTTCTCTGCTCTTAAAAAAGTAATGAATGAAAGAGATTAATTTTTAGTAATAATTATGAATTCTGACTTACTTAAAAATAATTTTAAATTAGTAAAAAATTTCATACCAAGGGAAAGAGCGATCCAAATTTATAAAGAATTTAAATTATGCGATTCTTTTTATAAATTTGGATCTGATCCTCAAGCACCAAATTCTAGTGCTGTGTACAACTATCTTCCAGCACTAGAATTATTGTGTGAAAAAACTCAAGAAGTTTCTAATATTTTAGAAGAAACCGTTCTTCCTACATATACTTACGCAAGAATTTATAGAAATAGTGATGATCTAAAAAAACACACTGATCGTGATTCTTGCGAAATATCATTAACTCTTCATTTATATGGAGATAAACCATGGCCTATTTGGATTGAAACTCCTGATGGAAAATCCAGATGTCTTGTTTTAGAACCTGGAGATGCAATGATGTACCTTGGTTGTGTTGCTCCTCATTGGAGAGATGAGTATTTTGGAAAGGATTATGCTCAATTTTTCTTACACTATGTAAGAAGTAGAGGAGTTTGTGCCCCATCATATTTCGATAAAAAAACATTTAATCGAGGTGAAAATATAAACAAATTAATTGAGGAATATAAGTCTATGGGATGGTCAAATAATTTGATTGCAAATGATTTTCAAAAAAAAGAAGATTATGTTTTTCCATACAGAAAAAATAAAGAATCTAATTATGAATTAAATGAATTAGAAAAAGATGAAGATTTTATTATTTTTGGAGAAGATACTCCTTTTGAAATTAATAAATCTCTTTTAGATATCAAAAGTGAAAATAAATCTACTGGTGGATCTAGCAGAACATTGAAAGATTTTATTAAAGTATTTGAAAATGCTCTTGATAGTGAGTTTTGTGATTATCTTTTAGATGAATATAGTAATGATAAATGGACTCATACTTTAACTGGTAGTGGACATGATCCAAATGCAAGGAATTGCTCAGTCATACCTATTTCTCATCAAGAATTTATTTCAAAAAATCCAGAAAAACGACAAAAAATTGACGAATATCTATTTGAAGTTATTCATCAAAGTCTAGAAAAATATGGCAAATGTTTTCCAGAATCTGATTTAGAAATTCAAGAAGATTCTGGATATGAGTTATTGCGTTATGATGAAGGGCAGTTTTATGTTCAGCATACAGATTCTTTTAAAACATCTCCAAGAGCATTAACTGTTATTATTTCTATTAATGATAATTATGAGGGTGGAGAATTTTGTTTCTTTGATAGAGAACTTTCTTACAAATTAAAAAAGGGCAGTATATTAATGTTCCCATCAAACTTTATGTATCCTCATGAAATTACAAAAGTAACAAAAGGAACTAGATATTCAATAATAACTTGGTTAGTATGAATGTTGTAAATAATAAAGATCATATAATGATAATAGATGATATTCTGACAAAAGAAGAATGTACTGAAATTATTGAAATGTATGATCTATTTGAAAGCACTGGTTATACTCGGAAAGGTCAAGAAGATTTTGGAGAATATTCTATAGGAAGAGGATCTTTAAAAAGAAATGATTTTTCTATGTGGACATGGAATTATCCTGGTCTTCGTAAGTTTATTATTAGTGCTGTTGAAAGAGGATATCGTTTATATAAACAAGAATTTTTTCAAGTAGAATCTGCAAATGTGACCTTTGCTGAAGCAAAGATACAGAGAACACCAATTCGTGGAGGATTTCATGATTGGCATTGTGAAATTGGGGATGTTTCTACAATAGAAAGGTGTTTGGTATGGATGATATATTTAAATGATATTCCAGATAATGAAGGTGAAACTGAGTTTTTATGGCAAAAAATAAGAGTTAAACCAAAAGCAGGTAGATTTGTAATGTGGCCTGCTTTTTTTACACATGTTCATAGAGGAAATCCAGTATATACACACTCAAAATATATTACTACTGGTTGGGGAACTTATACTGATCCTAATTTTGAAAAATTTTATATTAAAGATGCTCGTGGATTTTATCATGCAAATCCAGATAGACTCCCTCAAGATATAGAAGATGAAAATGATGAAGATTATAGATTTCCTTATAAAACTCCAACTTATTGACATTTTTAAATTTGATATATATAATTACCTTTTACTAATATGGCACTAGCAAAACAAGTACAAGACTCTTTAAAAGATGCAGAGTCTAATTTAAGGAATGCTTTAGCATTTGCCGCTCGTGGAGAACGACCCGTAGTTTGTAGTCAAATTGCAAAACTAATTAACGAAATTGATCAGATCCAATCATTTGATGGAATCCTAGATAAAATCGAAAAGCATATTGAAAATGGAACTTTGGGATCAGATCAATGTTAATAGATGTTAATCAATCCCAAGTAAAACATTAAGAATATGATATATACCAATGAATGGTGTTATGATTTCAACACATTCCAGGAGGAACTTTGGAACTAACCAACGAAGAATTTAAAGAACTTGATGCCTTAAGGAAAGCAATAAACCAACATCCAGCATCAGTCCATTGGGATAAGATGGAAAGGTTTGGATATCTTATGGTAAAATCTTTGGAGGGAAAGGGAGATCCAGCACCAAGATAACTCCTAGTATGACAGTAAATCAACTGACCCTTGCCTAGGCAGGGGTTTTTTGCTATGATATAGGGAGCAACAGCACCATCATGATCCAACTGCGTCCCTGCCAAAAGCGTGGCATCAGTGCCATGATCAGACATGCTATCGGTCAACTTATCATGCCAACGGGTGCTGGTAAGACGATGTGCATGATCTTTGATGCGAAAAATATTTTTGATACATCTGACAATAAAACTGTAGTTGTTGTTGCTCCTCGGATTCTTCTTGCAGAGCAACTGTCTGCAGAGTTTCTTGAGCATATTGATAATGCTCATGTGATGCATGTTCACAGTGGAGAAACACATCACTACAGCAGCACAAATCCAAGTAAGATTTTTGCTTGGAATTACCATATCAAAGGTAACAAACTTATTTTTACTACCTACAACTCTCTACACAAGATTCAAGAGTCTGATATT